TGAACCCAAGGAATGAATTTACTTCGCCATTTGCCAATGCTTTTACAGTATTGAAATCAGATGAAGTTACTTCAGTTGTTCCTAAAAGGTTTGTTATTTGCTCTGGTCCTACAACAATGTGTCTAGGGATAGAGGGATCAACACTTGCTAAATCAAATTTCTGTTTTGCAGTTCTTAATTTTGCGATTGTTAAACCAGTACCACCAGCAGCGATTGCTGTTTGAGCAGTTTCACTTGTTGCACCTGTTTCACCAGTAAAGGCAGTTCCAGTTGCAGCAGCGATAATAACATCATCCATTGCTCTTCCCATTGCGAAAGCAGCGGCTTGTGCGTAAGATGATGTAGGGTCTATTAAAAGACGTACTTTGTCTTGTTGATCAATAAGATCAGCATACTCGTAGTCCGCAAGAGATACTCTTCTTCTTGAGTGAGGTGTATCTATTTGTGGAGTATCAGAGTGTCTGCTCGTTTTTAACTGAGCTGTTACCGACCCAACTTGGTCAAAGAAAGCATTTTTTCCAACAACACTTTCCTGTCTGACTTTGTCTCTTAATAATGATCCCATTTGTTGAGATAACATTTGTATGTTAGCAGAATACTGCTGTACAAATGCTGTAGTTATTTGTGATGACATATTAGTCTCCCATTGTTGTGATTTATATTAAACAATCAGAGAAGTTATCCACCTGCGTAGGCATCTCTTGGATTTAAAGTCTTTTAGACTAGAAGTCTATCCCTTCTTGCCAGTAAGGTTCTTTTTAGGAATTGTCTTACTCTTAATCCATTTATAATAATTTTCGCAGATTGGCAAGGGATCATTTTTTTGGAACTCTGTTCCATTTTCTTTTACGATCCTTAGTATCTCCAATTTAAGCTCTTCATTATTTAAATGATTACTTTCCATCGTTCAACATCTCTCTTAAAGTATAAACTTGTTGAACAACTTTATCGTGATCTGGATGAGATTTATTCCAATATGGACCATTAACATCATTGGTAATACTTGATATTTCTGATTCAATATCTGAAGCTGAATTAACACTTTCACTTTCAGTTGTAACCATTTTATCTTCTGACATCATACTTGCTATCTTTGCAAAGCCTTTAATTACTTCTGGATGATCACCAAGTCTGGTTCCATTTGATAAAGTCATATCTAATACTTCTGGATTAATATTTGCTTTAGCAATCGCACCGGCTTGTTTTACTTTTGCATCAAAGTCTCGACCCCATTCTTGTCTTAGCTCTTGTTCAGATTGAGCTTGTGCAGTTTCAGTATCTATCTTTGCTTGTTGTGCAATGCCTTCCATATTATTTTTATAAAAGTCTAAAATACCTTCAGCTTGTTTATTATTTAAACCCAGTTTATGAGATTGTTCGGCAAAAGATTTAACTGCGCTGTCATCCATTTCCACTACATCTGATTTAATATTTAAATCATATTGATCTGGTGTTTCTGGTCTGCCAAGTTTTGCATAGGCTTCTTCCCATACTTCTTCTGTAGAATTTTTATTAGGCACAGATATTTTGTCTTGACCAATCATTCTAGTTGCATTGATGTAGCTTTTTGCTAACGCATCTATCTCTGTAAATTTTTCAATGTTAGGATCGTTTCTATATGCTTCACTTATAGAATTTTTCCAAGATGATTCATTTGGTTGTGGTGCAGGTGTGTCTGCGTTTGCAACAGTTGCTTGAGTTGCTTGTGGTTGTGTTTCTGTAGTCGCTTGATCTACAGGCACAGTTTCTTGTGTTATCTGTTCATTTGACATTTTTATGTTTCCTTATTTTCTCGTAGCATTGATTTAATAAATAGAATGACACTACGTTGTCCTTCCATATATGCACTCTCATGGCTATCACCTTTTACATTTGTGGTAGAATGATAATGACATCTTTTTTCAAGATCAGCCAAGACTTCTTTGCCTTCGTCTGTATTGAATATTGTTTTATAGTTTGTTTGTAAACCCTTTAAAAATTTTTCCAGTTGTTTTGTTTCCATACTATTCCACTTCAGAATTTGCTAAAGCTCTTGCTTCTTCCGGCAATGCTTTTGCTAGTGGTGCTACATCTCCTGCGGCTTGTGCAACTTGTTGCATTTGTGCCATTTGTTGTTGTTGTTGTGCTGCGGATGCAGCTTCTTCTCTTTCTGCATTAACTTGTGATTGTAGTTTTAAAACTTTTTGCGGAATCCCTACAAGATCAGCAACATGTTTAACTAACGAATCAAAGTTAATATAATCAAATACTGGAGCTACATTAGCAAGTGATCCTAATATTTCTATACCTCTAGTAATTGAAGAAAGTTCTGTAGATTTTTGTGCTTTAGCTAGAGGAGAAACATATTCTATTTCTATGTCTTGACCCGATAAGAAGTCTGGTGCAGGAGCAAACTGTTCTCTTCTAAATAAAATATTAAAACATCTATCAATTAATGGTTTTAATAATTCTGATTGTAGTCTACCCAACACTGGACCCAACAATCTCATCTTCTCTTCGTTTCTTTGTATAACTTCTGTTGCTGTCATTTGTGGACCTTGTTGCAACATTAATTGATCTACATAAAATACATTTCTAATAGCAGTTCTTCTTTGCTCTTCCATATTTAAACCTAATGGATTGTTTGCACCAATGTTTAATGGTTCAATTCTGTCTCTTGTACCACTTCTATAAAAATTTAATCCACCCGGTACAGTTCTAACTGGTAATAAAAAACCATCATCCGGAACTAGTAGTGGTGGGTCTACCTGTTTCTGCGCAGCTTTGATTGTAGTTTTTGACATCTCGTTTAGCATCTTTACGTCTGGCAAGGCTGTCATAGCTGGTGATCTTCCATAAATTTCGTGTGATGCTTTTAAGTATCTAGGTACTACGAAAGGGAACTCTTGGAAACCCGATACTGATAATTCATTACCATTTTTCATTTCAATATAAACAGATTCAAATGGCATGTTTTCTGTATCTTTTAAATTAGGATTGTAATCTGATCTTGGATATACAACATGTAATATCTCTACTTCGTTGTATGGATCTTTTTTTGCTTGTGCTTGAATGTCAGTTGATACTGTAGTGCCAAACTGTTGTATTGCAGCTCTTACTGATAATTTAAATTTTCTATAAACAGTATCTATTTTACCTTTGTCATCTTCAGCAATAAAGATTTCGTTAATGTGTCTTGTAGAAAATTTTAATATATCTTCATTATCTTCTTGTATAAACATTGCTGCTGTACCAAAAGTAATTAGGTCATGGTATAGTTCAAATATTTCTTGTTGAAAGTTTGATCTGTTAAATGCTGTGTACATAACTTCAGTTGCGTTCTCTAACCAAAGTTTAGCTTCATCTTCCATTTCTAAAGATGAATCTTTAAATCTTAATGAAAACCAAGGTGTTGATGGATTAGTTAGCATACCATGTAATGATGCTGCTAATAATTCTACTGCTTGTATTGGAGATGAATCAAAAATTAATTCTGTTCTCTTATCACCTTTTGATCTTGTCTTGGTAACATCAGCTTTTCTTGGTTGCATATAATCTGCAACTTCTTGCCAGTGTGTTTCCCAGTTTTGTCTTTGTGCTTTTAATCTATCAAATCTTGACAACAAAGATTTAGTTAAATCTGTTTTTGCCATTATACCGATCCTAATAAACTTTTCTTACCTAATGAATAATCATCTGAAACTTTTGTTACACCTTTTGAAGATGTAAGTAAATTTTGATTTCTTCCTTTTTTTTTAGTTCTTCTTGGATCATATTTTTTATCAGAAGTTTTTGTTTCTTCAGATGTTTTTGAACCCGGTTTTTCTAAACCAATATTTAATGCTCCTTCAACATATCTATTTCCATCTTTTCCATAAATCTCAACTGCTGGACCATAACCAGACCTTGCATTAGATCTTCCTGTTGCTTCTCTAGATTCTGCTGTCATTGGATCTTTTTCAACTTCTTGACCTGTGTTTAAATTAAGTTTATTTCCATAAGCATCTGTCTTATTAGACAATCTGTTTTTCATGTAAGACGAATAGCTATCCATTGTATTTGTATAACCACCTCTGTTTTTGCTTGTTAAAACTTTTTCTTGAAAAAACTTTCTATTAACTTCAAATTGTTTTTGACGAAGGTCTCTTGTAAATCCAGATATTCCTGGAGCAAAAGGTATGTCTTTTACCTCGTAATTATTTAATTCATATTTTCCAACATTTGCTTTATCTTTTTTTTGAGATTTAAATCCATATTTTTCAGCACCAGAAACTTCTAAATCTTTTTTAGCTTTTTTTCTGCTATCTCTTGAGTTTCCTCCATCTTGTCCACTTGGTCCACTTGCACCCATAATTATACTCCGAATGTTAATGAAGATTTAGTTTCTTTAGTTTCTTTTTTTAAAGGTTTTTTTTTTAAAACTAAAGGCTCTTCAATATTAATTTTTTCCTTTATTTGTTTTTTAATCTCTTTAGGTTCTTTTTTAAAAATTTTTTTAATTTTTTCAAACATATTATATTACAAATAATTTTTTTTTAGATATTTTTACATTGTTTGATAACAAACCACCAGAAGTTACTACTCCACTTTTAGCTTTTGAAACATATCTTATTTTTTTTGTTTTAGTATTATTTTTTGTTTTATTGTTTTTTACTTTTTTAAGTAATTTTTTTACTTCTGGTTTATTTAATAATTTTGGAATTAATTTACCGATCATCTGACTTACCTAATAATGTTTCTAATTGTTCTTCTTTTGATTCTTGTATTCCAAGAGGTGAAGTAAGTATTGTAGATTTTCTACCTCTTCTTCTTCTCATAATAGCATCTTGTTCTTTTTTAATTCTTTCTTTTTCTTCTGGTGTAAGCTCATCACTCGGTGGATCCGGTGCTGGAGGTGGTGGTGGCAATGATGGCATTTTTGGTTTAAATATTGAACCCATAATTAAATAATCCTATAATTATTATCTGCTACACTTTGTGGAGCCGATTGTCTAGTATTAATTTCTTGTAATCCAACAGCTAGATACCTCATCGCATCACACGCATGACTGCTCCAGTCGTGGACAGGTTTCGATCTAAACATTCTATTTTTGTCGATGTACTTCCTATGGTAATGTCTTAACGCATCTATCAAACTTTTGCAATGGTCTACATCAATCCAACATCTAGGTAAAGTCATTGTAGTTGCATGAATACCATCTTCTAATGGAATTTTTGGTACAACTTTAAACCTTAATCCTAATTGCGTAGCGACCTCTCTCCGGGTTTTGCCATTACCAAATTCGGTAACTTCAATGTCGTGTGGTGCAAAATGATCTTTGTAGATATATTCTTTTTCATTAATCATCTTAATATAATAAGGTAATCCTTGACCTTTCTCTTCGTGGTAATCAATTATATTAATGCTTCTTCCTATCTGCTGATAAAAAATTATACTACTGTGGTCGGAGACCCCAAGATCCCATGCTGTAGATACTGGTAAGGCAGGATCGTAGGGAACTCTTGTAAGCTGTCTGTCATCATCTAATTTTGCAATGACATCTCCATAGACTGCTCCTTCAATGTTGGCTATCCAATCGCACTCAAATTCCTGTAGGTACTTCTTCTCACCCATAACTTCTTTTGCCTTGACCAACTCATCATTGTCTACAATCTTAGTATCTGATGCTTTAGCTTTATAATTAAACCAATCTTCTGCACCTTGTGCATGTTGGTACAGTTCATAAAAGTTGTTGTTCATTCCCATAGGTGTTCCTATAAAAACACAATAGCCTTTTCTGTCAG